TATAGCTATAATGGCCCATGAGAATATGTTAGCGGCTGTGCGTGCTGATCCAACCTATAAACCGCAGTCAATTACACCTTGGATAGAAGCTGGATTTATTAGATCAGCGGTAGCTACTATTGATCCAAACTTATTTGGTGACGCAGTTACTCCCAAGAATGTTAACGCTATAAAGAAACTTAATGAAGCTGTTGCAGGTTCAACTGCTTATCCAACGTTAGATTGGGCTTCTGCAGAAGGTCGAAATGAACTTAGCGATAAATGGAAAATGTATCATCAACTATTTACAGCGGATCTGTCAGCCTTTAACGGTAATCCAAGTGAAATAAGTGTTTCAGATATTAACGGTAAAGCAACTAAATTAAAAGGTGAAAGTAAAGCTATAGAAATAGCTAAGAAAAATACACAACCTGATGAGACATTATTCATGTCATGGTTAAGAAGAGAACTTAGAAGTAACTAATTAAAGGAGTAATATAATGGGTAGTAATCGTTTACAAAATGCAATAATACCCGGTCAAGAACTTATGAAAGAAAGTGGTTTTGTTTTCTCTGATCCTGATACACTTATAGATTCTTCAGGTAACCTGCTTCGTATTCAAGGATATGAAGCGCCTGAGATACAGCGTATATTACCTGATGGTACAGTAACAACTGGTACTGCTGGCGGAGCTATGGCCGATGAAGTTATTCCAAGATTAGCTAAGAAAAAAGGCTTTAATAAAATAAAATATCTTTTTAATGAAGACGGTAGTCCAATGATGGATACTACAAATACTCGTCAGCTAGTTCATTTAGTAGATAAATACGGTAATGACTTTACATCTATGCTCGCAGCAGAAGGAATATCACAACCTAATTTATATAGTAGTGATAATCAATTAGCTGCTGCAGCATATGGTAAAGCAATGAGAGCCGGTTCAGCTTATGAACAAGATATGTCTGAATGGGAAGTTGCAGAAACGTTAATGCGTGTAGCTAAAGATGCAGAAACTGGGGACTATATAGATACTGCTAAAAAGATAGCGTTTGATGAAAAAGAAATAGCTAACTTAACAGCAGAGCGTCAGCCTGGAGAATCAATAGATCAGTATAAAAGGCGACAAGCTCTAGCTAAAACTTATGATTATAGCAATGTACAGGTACGTCGTAATGATAGAGATCTTTTTAATAATGCTCTTAATCCTTTAAGTACATCATGGGACGTTGGTGTTACTGGTGCTATGGAAGGATTGTATGGCGTTGCTGATATGCTTGGAGAAAAAACAGGCTTTAATTGGTTAGAACATTATGGTGAGACTAATATAAATAGACTTCATACAAAGCTAGCTGATATGCCTAAAGTAAAATTAAGTGCTCTTATACCTAAGCTAGATGAAGATGGTAACACTATTGGTAATGAATGGGACATAGATAATGTTGGAGAGTTCTTTGAATTCTTAGGTAACAATGCTATGGTTTCTCTTCCTTATATGGCAGCTACTATGGGTGGAGCAGCGTTAGCTCCTGTTACTTATGGTACATCTATGTTACCAATAGTAGCTATGTATACAGGACAAACTTGGAATGAAATGGAAGGCGATAGTAAAAGTGCTACACTTGCTGTAGGTGCTGGTATAACTCAAGCAGTATTAGATAGACTTGGTTTAAAAGGTATTAGCGGAACACTAATGAATAAATCAGTAGCTGATAAAGCGGTTGCTGCTATTGTTAAGAGAGATGGTGTAACTCCTGGTGATGCTAGAAAAATATTAGCACAAATGACTAGAAAAGAAGCTGCATTACTTACAGGAGCAGCAGCTACTGTAGCTAAAGAACAGCTTAAAGCTCGTAATGTTTTAAGATCTTTATTTCAAAGAGGTGCAAGAGGCGCAGTAACAGAGGGTGCTACTGAGGCAATGCAAGAAGCTACTGCTTACATGGCAGCTGTAGTAGGTAGTGAGAAAGTATTCGACGCTTATGAATTACAAAACAGATTATTAAATGCTACTATAGCAGGTGGTACTCTCGGTGCAGGATTTTCTATACCAGGAGCAGCGATTGATGTAGGTGCATGGACTGATATAGCTGTTAGACAGGCTGAAGCTGATCCAAATAAACTATCAAGAGCTGGTTCACAATATGAAGCTGACTTAGAAGAGTTTGGAAGAGTAGAATCTATACAAGAATTAACACTAGAAGCTGGTGAAAAAGTAGCTAACGAAAGAAATAAAGTAGTTATGCCACCTAATATATCAAATACGTATGATTATTTAATAAGACCTAGATATAATAAAGGTGATAAATTTAGAGATGGAAGTATAGCTAAAGCTGATGAAACAGATAACGCGTACAATAAAAGACTTAAGCAAGCTAAAAAACTTGAAGATAGATTTTCTACTAAAGTTAATACTAAAACTGTAGATCAACGTGCAGCTGATAGTAAAGTTGATACTAAAGAAATGTCTACATGGGATCGAGTTAAAAGAACATGGGAATCTATACCAGGTTTATGGAGAGGTTCTACTAGATTTATATTCACAGATGCTTTACAAGATAGTTCTAGATCTCTTCGTAAACTTGCTGATATGTTTGGTGCTAACTTACAACGTACGTTTAGTGGTGTTAACTTTGAGAATAGAAAGAAACATTTATTAACTACATATCGTAATTTAGTTTCTACTCCAGCAGAGTTTGCTAGTATAGCAGGTATTAAAACAGTAGATCAAGCAAAGCTATCTGAAATAATAAATGATTTTGGATACTGGCTTGTAGATCCTAAAGGTAATAACGATAAGGAAGGTAGTAATGTAAATTGGAATTCACTTCCAGCTAATTTAAAACCTTATGAAACTTTCTTAAAACAATATTACAACCAACAAGCTATGCTATCAGATAAGCTATTAGCAGATCAAGAGAAATCTTATAAAGAAAACAATAAAAAGTTTGATGTTAAAAGACTTAATAATTATTTAATGAAGTATAAATCTTTTAATAAAGGCGCTATTGAAAAGAATAGAGCAAAGTTTATACAAACACTTATGACTACATTTAAGTTTAATAAAGCTGATGCAACAACACTAACAGATAATATTATTAATCAAGATACATTAGTAGCAGATCAAGATTTCCAAGTAGGTGGTAGTAAATTTATTCCAGCTGCACATAAGAAACGTACGTTAGGGTTATCACAACGACCTGAGTTTAATGAGTTTATGGAAAGAGATGCGTTTGTAAATATATCTAACGCAGCTAAGTCAGCTTCAAGAGTTATAACATATCAAGAATTTTTAGGAGATAACAATGAAAAAGTTGCTTATCTTTTAAATGAAGCTGAGAAGGAAGGAGTATCTGAGCAAAACGTAAATCGTATTGCTAAGCAAATGCAAGACTATTTAAATGCAGAATCAGGTAACTACAAGCGTATTAAAAATGCTAACATATCTAAGATACAAAAGAATTTAGGTGTATGGACTACAATAGCAGGTTTACCTTTAGCTACTATATCTTCATTTGTAGAGCTAGCAGTTACTGCAGTAAGCGTTCCTCCAAATATAATATTTAAAGAAATAGGTAACGCATCTAAAGAAGCAGCACAAGCTATGTGGGCGACTATGACAGATCCTAGATGGAACTCTACTAATCGTCAATTAAAGAAAGAGCAAAGACAAGAACGTATAAAACAATTAGGATTCTTTGATTGGGATGTTGGTGCAGCTCAGACAACTGGTGCTACAGAAACTACACATGCATCAAGGCGTTTGTTAGATAAATATTTTAGAGTAATTGGGTTACAACAGTGGACTGATTATACACGTAACATACGTGCTTCTATTGCAGATGATTATATTATGAGTCACTTAGAAACTATTATAAATGGTAGAAAAAGTGGTGATGCTAAAACAAATGATATGCAAGAATCTGAAGAATTGTTAAGAAACTTAGGTATAGATGTTGAATTACTTATTAGAATGCAAACTCAGCAAGGTCCTTGGAATCCCAAGCAGCTAAAAGATTTTGATGCTATGATGCTTGATGCAGAGTTTAACTTTGTTAATATAGCTATTGCTTTACCTAACACAGCTAACAGACCATTGTATTATCAGAACCAGCATCTTGCTTTGTTCACACAGTTCCAAGGTTTTATATCTACATTTACAGCTAATCAAATACCTAAAATGTGGGGTGAATACATTAAACGTGGTAACCCTTCGCTTAAGTATAATGCATTTGCTGTTATGATGACTATGATATTCTTAGGATTCTTATCTCAGTATTTAAAAGATCTATTAAAATATGGAGAACCAACTCCTTACTTAGATCCTGTAGAGAAAATACAAAGAGGTATAGGTGCATCAGGATTATTAGGTACTGGTGAAAGAGTTATGAACTTTATGTATCCTATATATGAACAGTCTTCTGATAGTCCAGCTGAATGGTTATTTAATACTATCTCTGGTGAAGCTGCAGCATTATCTAATGTTACTCGTGTATACGGTGGAGCAGGAAAAATAATACAAGGTCAACCTGATAAAGGAGCTTATGATATAATGAAAACAGCTCCATTTATAGGACCTTTTAATAGACTTAATAGAACAATAGCTGAAGGATTATTTGGAAAGTCTCCTCCTAAAAAGTACGAAACACCTTATTCCAAAATGTCTAAAGAAAATCAACGTATATATGATATTCAACAAGCACGGGAGAATCGATAATGGCTATTAATGTAAACATAAAGCCAGGTAAAGCAATATCTACACTAGGTCAAACAGCTGTAGAACAACTACATAATAGATTAGGTAACGTTATGCCTACTGTACGAGATACTGCTGCTATAGAAGATAAAACAGTAGAAGATAAAACAGTTGCAGATCCTAAATTTACAATAGATCCAGATGCAGAAGTTGCAGAAGTTACTAGAGAAATAGATTCTGAAACAAATAAGTTTGCAGCTGAAAATCTTGGAGGAGATCTTAGTGTACCAGGTGATATATTTCAAGAAGCTGTAGAAGGAGAAGACATATCTGTTGACGCAACTTCAGATGCAGCTATGAGAGAAATTGAAGAGTCACGAGTAAAACCTATTACTACTCGACTTGAAGAGTTAAAGCTATCAGCTACTGACGATAAAGTAGTATCAGGTAGTTTACTTAGAGCTGATGTCTTTGCAAAAATATTAAATACTAAAGTAAAAACTTCTTTATCAAATTTCTTTCAAGCAGAAGCAGAGACAAAAGGTTTTGCCGATGCGTTGGTAGAAGAGCGAGAAAGAAAAACAGGCGTTAAGCCTTTAGAATCTTGGCAGAAAGCTACAACAGTTGATAACACGGCTGTTAATGCTAAAAATATTTTCTTTAATCCTAATATTTTAAACGCAGGTAAACAAGATCCTGATACAGGTTTTACACGAATTGATCCTGGTTTTGGTGTCGTTGCATCTATGATAGTAGAAAACTTTTTACATTCAGATATGGTGGCTTCTTCACCAGATGCTATAATTGAAAATGATGTATACGATACTATAGAAAGTATGCCTACTTTTAATCCTGAACAATTTAAAGGAATTGTTGCAGAATCTTTAGCAAAACCTTTAGCTATAAAAAAATCTAAAGATAATTTAAAGTTAGGTCAAGAAGTATTTAGAGAGTGGAGAAGAATACAATCAGAAGCAATAGGAGAACCTACTGATTCATATTTAGAAGATCAGAATAAAATAACCCCACAGTCTTTTACTTTATTAGGAGATATTTTAAAAGAAGCTTATGCTGAAGCTAACCCAGAAATATTATTTAGAACAAATAAAGACTCTGATATAGGTGCAATAGATTTTGTACTAACTCCTGTGGGCAGACAAGTTTTACAGAACCAAGCTAAAGCTACTAAAGGACTTTTTAAATCACAAGAAAAAAGACCTGCGTTAGCACCGCCTAATAATAAAGCTCTCGGTGAACGAGCAAATACTTTTAGACCAATAACTTCAGTTATGAAGCCTAGTGTTGTCAAAGAAATTATGTCTAATAGAGTAAGTGAAGCAGCAAGAAACTTATCTAACATACCTAATGTTGTTGATAAAACTAAAGGTGATTTTTCTATTGTCTTTGGTTTACATGCTTTATTAAAAGCAGATCGTAATACAGATGGTACTAGTGATCTATACTCTGATATGTTTGAAATAGGTCAAGCAAGACTTAGAGAATTTATAAAAGGTAAAGAAGTTTATAAAGCTGATTTAGCTGTAGAGTTAGCTAAAGATTCTCCTAACCCTCGTATAGTACAAATGTTAGAGCTTACTATAAGAATGTATAATCCTCAAAAACTTCAGACATTAGAAGCTCAAAAAACTATTAATCAAATAGATGCTATTATTAGATATGGAGATGCCGCAACATACAATAGATATGTAGTACAAGCGTTGACAGGTAGATTGCATATTGATGAAGACATATGGGATTATCAAGCTCATAAAAGTGTAAGAGCAGTTCTAAGTAGTGGAGTTCCTTATAGATTTCCAGCAGGAAAAGATACTCGTTTAGAAAAGCTTTGGAAAGAAATCATAGCTACTAAAATATTAAATGATCCTGTACTTGATAATGATATAAGAACTAAGAAAGGTATTGAAACACTTTCACCTGAGTATAGAGTAGACGCTTTTAATAGATTAAAAAACCAGAGAGATTCGTCTTATTATACAGCTGTTGAAATAGGTAAAACATTATCTGAAATAGAAAAAGATTTACCTGTCAGTTTTTCAAAAGATGCGATAAGTAAATTAGCTAATGCCACAAGTGAGCAAGAAGTAAGACAATTAAGAGAACAACTACGGCAAATGCCAGAGTTTAACGCAGATCCTTTAGGAACTAACAGTAATATAAAAGAAATTCTTGCTAAACACGGTAAAGAATTTCCAATGTTTATACAATATTACATGGATTTATATCGATATGATAAAGCTTTAAACGACAAAACTAGTAAACCATTTACAACATCTATCACTGTTGAAATTGATGGTGTGACTCATGGTAATACTACTAACGCAGCTCTTATCGGTGTTCCTGAAATGGCTAAGCGTGGTGGATTAATAAGAACTCAGAACTATTACGCTCGTGATGAAATAGATTTACGCGATGCAATGGCAGAAGATATGAGAACTACTATTAATAGTTCTGTTGGTGCGTCGTTAGTTAAAGATGGTGAGCTACCTTTGATGGCATCTATTTTAGAATTTGCTATCGCAGATAGAGATATGTATCTTAAAAAATCTCCTATGACTATGGGATATGGGCAGAACATTGAATCACTTAAACAACATGTTGAAAGCGTAGTACAAGTAGGTCCACAATCGGATAAGATACAAAGGCTTATTAAAGACCAGTTACCTCCGAGTAATAATGATGCTGGTAACCCTTTAATGTATCAGCAAAAAGAACAAGAGACTATAAACTTTTTACATACGATGCTTGTTAATTCTATATTTAATTTACTTGATGAAGCAACAATTGAAACTAGTAAAGTTCTTAAGGGTATGGGTTTAGTATCACAAATAACTAACATGCCTTTAACTTTTACAAACGCATTAGGTTTTGAATCAGTTGCATCTGGTAAAGAAACTATTATGGTTGATAAAGAAGGTCGTCAAATGCAAACTCAAACTGGTGTTGATTTCGCTGGTTTAAAACAAATTACAACTCAATACTATGGCGCTAATGTACAAGGATCTGCTGTTAGACAGGGCCTTGGCCCAGGAGGTTTTAACCCTAGAATCATTGCTACACTTGTACAAAGCTATGATGGTAACATGGTTGCTTCTACATTAAGTGGTGCTTCTTTAAAACGTTTAAATGAAAAAGCTAAGTTAAACGGATCCACTCAAGGTGCATGGGTTAAACCAATATTTGATGCTTATCTAACAGATTTAGGTACATTAGGTCAACTTAGACCAGAAACTAATAAGAATTTAAAAGACGGCATTATAAATCATAATGCTCTTGTTGATGTTATGCGTAACTGGTATCCTGATACTACTGCAGAATTTGTTAAGCTGCATAATAATGATCGCATTTTAAACTTTAAAGAAGCTAGAGATGAAGGAGAGTCTGGTGTCGGTGAGTTAAAAGGTCTTGGATATTTGTTTAGATCTGCTGTTAAAAGATCGGGTAGACCGGGTGAGCAGATAAATCTTGTTAATGAATTGTCTCATGTTTTTAAGGTATCTCGTTCAGATACTGCTGAAACATCTAATGAATTTAAAGAACGTATAGATACAGCAGCTCAAACTGCAGCTACTAAAATTGAAAAACGTATTAAAGCTGATTTAGGTTTAAATTTAAGAACAGCTAATACAATAACAGGTAAACAATGGATAAGAATAGTAAAAATTATAACACAAGAAATTGATCTTACCAAAAGAAGTTTGGATGTTGCAAGAAAAGCTGAAGCCTTTGGAAAAGAATTTGCTAAAGATACGTCGACTGTTTTAAATATAGACTTGTAAAAAAAAATACCCCTAAGAATACCGTATGGTAATCTTAGGGGTTTTTTATTAGTTTTTCTTTATCTGTTTAAGAGCATAGCTTTTCCATTTATCTGCAGAATATTTACCTTCTTTAGATCTATCCTTACTGTCATAATATTCTAGTATTCTCTTGTATTCATTATCTATTATTAATAAATCTAATTCTCTGTCAGACATTGTATCAGCTAAAGATGTATCCATATTAAGTTCTGATAAAGCTGTCTTAGTATCTGGCTCTATACCTAGTCTTACTGGTAGTATTCCTTTCTTACGCGAAGAAGTATTCACTGTCTTGCACCTCTCTTATCTCCAAAGATCCTGTCCTTGGCTGTGTATAGTTAAAATTATCTGGGTTTGTAATAATCATACGCTCAATTATAGTAAAGTAATTACTGTGATCGTACATATGTACAAACTCGTCTTTGATTATCTGTAGTAACTCATCAACATCACATGCGTGTACGCTGAATGAATCATGGATAGCACCGAAGTCTCCATCCCATTGTTGTATTACATTAGACATATGAGCTGCGTCCATTGAATGTACAAAGTTAGGAGATATACCAGACATAAATGATTTAATTTTAGGTTTGTCTGTATTCTCTTTACCAACATGCTGTATGCGTATAGTATCTGTTACTTCTTCTGTTCCGTCCTCTTTTCTAATAACAGGTTTAACTTTTCTTTCGCTGCAGCTTATGATAGCTTTCTCTTTGAATTCATTATCTATGAATGCTTCGTATATAACTGGAAATCCACTCGGAGCTTTCCATTTTATAGATTTCTGCTGTGTTTCTTTAGCATAGTCAGAAGCTATTTCTGCTTCAGCTATCTTCTGTAGAAACTTCATAGTTTGTAATGGACCAGCACATACATCGTCAATTGCTTTTACTAAATGCTTAGCTAGCAGTTGACAATCGTCTTTAGTAATGTTGTATCGTTCTAAGTATCCTTCTACGTGACAATCAAGATACATATTCTCTGCAATCTTCTTAGCACCTGCACTGTAAGCACGGGTCATAGATCCACGTTTAGCGATACCTTTGCGGATATGTTTCATAGGCATTTGCCTTTCTTCAAACCACTCGGGTAGTCTGCTTATTAAATTCTTGGCACACTGTACATAGAAATCTTTTTGTATTTTCTGAGGTACAACACCAACAAGGTAAGCAGCTTCTTTATCTTTAGACATAGCACAAAGATGTTGCCATCCGTTATTGCTACCATCTATAGGTATAGGTAAATACGTATACCAAGGTTCATCAGTTGATGTAGCATTATATATTTCTAATGCACAAGCAAGTAATGTAATAGGTTTTTCTGCAGATAACTCTATTCTTTCGTCATGAGCTATCTCTAGTATTAATCTTAAGTTATTCTCTGTCCACGCCTCGCGATCGTCTAGCGTCATCTTATCTACTGATATATCTTCTAGTCCCTCGTCCTCAAGGTATGGTCTATAGTCTGTCGTTAGCCACTCTGGTAACTCATCTTTATGATATGTTTCGTTGTAGCAGCAAGCAACATGTATGTATAACCTTCTCATACCCGCGGCTGTCATACGCTTTCCGTTAGAGAATAGCATCTGACCTCTTGCGATATCATTACTTTGAAAGTTTAAGAAGGGTGTAGTGTAGTATATACGTCCACGATAATCTGCTTCTGTATATTGGTAGAAAGTTCTGTCATCAATCATATCTGATCTAGCCATAGTTAAATCAAACTCTATAATCTTTGACTTGTATTTCTTTGGAAACTTTTTATGTTGATTTAATATTTTATTACGATTACGATGTAGTATATCTCGTACTTGAGTATTTATTTTCCAAGGAGTTTGTTGTAATACATTCATACTCTGAATGAAATCTCTACGTACATAGTATTTAAACTCAGCTGTTCTCTGATCTGTCCAGCCTTTAATAACTGGTCTATCAGTAGGCTGCATAAGATCTGATATATCTAAAGGTCTAGTGAAAACTGTACCTATTAGTAGATCTTTACTGCCTTCTGGTACCTGTAAATTCCACAGTTCAGGTACTACTATGTAGTGCGTACGACTTCTTTTAAGACTACGATCCAGACTTTCCATTGGTACGAACTCTTCATTTTTATTCTTACCAATATTTATCTGGTGTGTTTGGTAGAATGCTTCTAACATTAAGTCACCCATCATTACACGTAGTTTAAACCATTCCCAAGGTGGTTGATCGTCGTGATAGTAATTTATATCATCTAAGATATATGTGCCAATCGTTGTACTTAAATGAGTAAGATTAGCTTCACCTTGGTAGGATTTATTTCCACGTATACTATTACGGGTGAAGTGTTGTTGTATAGTATCCATACTAAACACAAGGTAGGCTTTTAAGTCTGCAGCAGTAGACATCTTTAGTAAGCTGCAAGCTATATGGGCTTTAGCTTTACGTATCTTCTCCTGTATATAGTGAAGTTGATCCTGCATATTGTACCTTACCTATTTTAATTTGATCGTCTAGTAATAGTCTGCCATTAACATCACGATAATCATTAGCATATATTACTCTCTCAATACCACTTTGTAGTATTAGTTTAGCACATTCAATACAAGGTGAGTACGTGCAGTATAGTGTTGCACCTTTAGACGAGCTTGTACTCTGCGCTAGTTTGCATATGGCATTAGCCTCTGCGTGTATAACCTCTTTATTGGTTACACCATGTTCATCTTTACAGTTATTAGACATGCCCGAAGGCATGCCATTATAACCCATACTAAGTATGTTACCATCTTTAACAATGATAGCACCTACTTTTGTACCATTATCATGAGACATATTAGCTATTCTATTAGTAATATCCATGAATAATTTATCTAGTTTATTTATATCAGGCATTATACAGCTACGAACCTCTCATCTGGTATCGAGCTAAGTCTACCTGTATTTACATCGTATGTAGCACGACCAGCTTTACCTGTATTACCTGTGAATCTAGACTTAAGTACTGTAAACTCTATTGTATTTCTTTTAATATCATCTTCTGCTATTAAGTTTCTAGCAAATGCAATAATATCAAATGATATTTGTTTAATAGAGCCACTGCCTTTGATGTCATCGATAGAAGCTAGGTTACCTTCTTCGAATGATTGTTTATCACCTTGAGCTTTTCTTAAGTGTGATATAAGACCTAGCCATATGTTATGTTTCTTTACGATCTTAAGTAGATCACTCATCAATTTATCTATCGCTTCGTTACCACTACGTCCTTCAGAACCTTCAGATACTGCAATGGTAATATGGTCAAGTACAAGATACTTACAACCCATGAGAGCCATATACTCGATCTTATCCAAGAGCGAAGCATCTGAACAAGATCCTTGATGGTCAAGAAGAACAAGTCGTTCGTCTTTGAATACGTCATCAAATCCTTCTCGTAATTGCTCATCCTTAATATTCTTGATATCCATTGTAGATCGCTCAAGAGACATGGCAATAAACTTTTCTGCAGTGTCGCCAATACTTTCTTCGAGAGATATAAGTCCGACTTTACTATCAGTCTTATCAAGTAAATCAAGAGCGATCTCTTTAATGACAGTAGACTTACCGCTGCCAGTACCGGAAGTAAATAAAGTAATTTCACCGTGTCTGATTCCTTGTAGTTTATCGTTTAATCCTTGCAAACAAGAAGGATACGGAACAGATATAGTTGTTTGTCTGTTCTTAAACTCTCGCCATATAGGTTCACCTACTACTATACCTGATGGAGACCACGTCTGTGCATTCCATATTGCTTGTAGTATACTATGCGAACCGTTCTTCATAAGTAATTCGCATGGATCTTTACAGCCTTGTAAGTCTCCTACTTTAACTTTACCTGCACCTATTATCTTAGCTGCACGCTCAACTGCTTCTTTTCCTGCATCATCTGAGTCAAATAGTAGCACCACTGATTCAAATCGTCTCAGCCAAGAGCGATTATCAAGTAAATGTTTAGTACCTGTAGCGCTTGGTATTGAAACAACTGGAAATACTTTGTTATATTTATCCATAAATGCCTGAGCAACTGCGCAAGCATCGAGTTCTCCTTCAGTAACAACAACTATTTTACCACTTGTTGCAGCGTTTTGACCGAACAACTCTATCTTTTTGTAATCTCCGTGTGTAAGGAAATCTTTAGGTAGCCTACGTTCTTTGTAAGCTACTACTTTATTATCTCTAGTATACGGATAGAAATGAGATCCACCTGATCCATCAGGATTTACTGCCATTTTTATACCGAAATAGTCTACAACTTGCTTAGATATACCACGACTTGTAATAGCAAAGCTGTTAAGCTCACTAATTTCTTGCATGATATCTTGCTTAGCTGTAAATTCTGTAGTAATTTCTTCTAATTGTTCCATGTTATTCATCACTTTCTTTGTAGAATAATTGCATGAGAAACAGTGTGCACCATCATCGTAGATAGTAAATGCATCTGACGAATCACATTTAGGACACTCTGTTTGTATGTATCTAGTCATTTCCATAACCTTTCTTTAGCTTGTCGTATCTTCCTTCTTTTCATAGAGCTTTGCAGCTTCTTCTGCATACGTTGCTCCTTCTTTAACTTTGCTTTTGTGTACTCGTCTAACTCTGACGTAAATATACTCTCGTCCTTTCGGCACGATTGTTTTATGTAATTCTGCATGATATACCTTATTGTCATTAAACTCTTCGAATATACCTTGGTATGTATCAAAGAGTGGTTTAATTACGTTATCAAGATCGGCTGCTCTATTAGAGAAGCCTGCTACAATATAGAATTCTACTTGATCTGAACCGAAGGGCCATTCAACCCCTCGGATTTCATCACGTAGTTCGTTTTGATAGTCAATGTACTGCCTCTGCTTTATCGCTTTGTTGCGGTACGTCATGTTGTTCGCTGACAACGGCTTCACCATAAAGGTGTGTTCTAATATCTTCATAATCCTTCCATGTTGTTAGCATACGTAGTAGCTTATAACTTATTTCAAGTTGTTTAAGCGAAGCTTTATGCTCACGCCAGGTTTTCTTTACGATATTCCACTGTCTTTTAGATGGAACTCCAGCTAGTATTTTCTCAGCTTTCTTAGGACCTATACCTTTAAGACCTGGTATATTATCTGTGTTGTCACCGGTTAAACACTGCAACATCAATGACTTATAAGCCTGATCGTCATCAACGAACTGCCATGTATCTTTGTTATAGTTGTAATGATTACCTGGAATTTGCAGTAAGTCTTTATCTATACCACATATAACATATTGATCGTCGCTTTCTCTAGCTTCATAAGCCCAGATAGCTACAAGATCATCTGCTTCCATACCGTCAGCTGATATAGCACCTTTAGATTTAGCATAGTTAAATAAGAAATTAAGTTTCTTTCTTATATCTTTATCAAGCTCAGGTCTATTAGATTTGTAAGGTTTGTATAAATCTTTACGAAAATTCTTACTACCTTTAACAGCATATAATATATTGAACTGTTCTTCTTCGTCAAACGGATTTGCTAGTTTATCCTTTACATTAAGTTCCATCTTACGACAGAATCTATCATAGTGTACACGCAAATCTGCTTCACTATCAGATCCGTACGCTACCTTAAAGAAGATAGAGTCAGTATCTACAAGCATATTTATAGTAGTCATTTAATGTACCTCTGCATAATTGTTACCGATTGAACCTTCACCTGCCATTATATTAACACCAACTTTCTTTGGACCTTCAGCAAATGATTCGATTAATATTTCAAGAACTCTGTCTGCATCTTTATCTGCTACAGACCATGCAACCTCGTCATGATAGTATAACCTAGGTTCTGCATCAAGACCTTCGCATTTAATTTTCTTCATCTGATAAGCTACAGCAGACTTAGTTGTCACAGCTTCACAGCATTGAAGTAAATAATTAAGTGCTTGATAAGGTTGAGGAGTATATACTTTACGACCGTCAAGACCTGGTATGTAACCTTCTACATTACCTTGGCTTGAAGTTATTTTCCATATAGATTCTATCTTTTCACGTAGAACCTTTAATCCAGGAATAGCATCGCCGTATCTTTCCATTGATTCACTGCCAACCTTAGGTGATTTCTTACCTGATAGTACTTGACCTAACTTAGCTGCACCTGCACCGAATAGATATGCATAGATCCACGTCTTAGCTGTACGTCTATCTGTACCTATAACATCCGCATTGTATTGATGTATATCACCAGATAATATTTGATTTGTAAGATCAGGTGAATTAACATAGTGAGCTAGTGATCTGAATTGGTTACCACTAGAATCAGCACCTACAATCTTACGACCTGGTTCTGCTACTAGTAATTCACGTAACTCTCTACCTAGCGGAGCTGTTACAGCAGGTAGATTAGCAATAACTTCATGACGGCAGCGGAATGTCGGTGTACCTACAACCCACAGTCTACCATGTAGTCTGTTATCTTTTAGCTCACGGAACCAACCTTCAACTACACCTTTACGAGATCGCAAGGTTGTCCACTTATCTATCAATACACCATGCTCGCCTACTTTAGCAAGCGAAGTTGATGTAAGTTTAGGCGTAGTCTTTTGCCAACCATAAGCAGTCTTAACTACTTTCCAGTCATCAGGTTCCCAGCCAATAGAGTACAAGTATTCTTTTACCTGTTCCATATTACCTAGTGTAGCTTTAGTTACAGTCTTACGTTGGAACTCTTTACCCGCTGGAAACAAATGTGTATCTCCAGGTTTAACAGTTCTATTTAGATATTCACTAAGCATACGAGCTGTAGTTGCAGTGTAGTCTCCTTTCTTAGTAAACTTAGGAGTCTTAGCTACTTTATCTTTGTATCTTATTACATCGGGTAAGTTAGGTTCTATAACTTTTTCTATCTCGCTCATCTGTAATACTAATTTCTCAGAAAGCTTTACACCTGCATCAACATCAAACTGCCAGCCATAGTGTCTACAGTAAGCATCAAACTTAGCTGCTTCCATTTCTGCCCGTAAGCCGTTGCTTATATTAGGTTGTTTTGCAGCAAGCTCATTGAGTTCTGTTGCTAGCTTCTTAAATATAACAGTATTAAGTTTAACATCTCGTACACAATATGTCATCATCTCATCTGAGAACTCATGCCATGTATCAAAGTTTAGTTTACGATAGCCTAGATGTTCACCCCATCCTGCAAGTCCATGCTTGTGAGGTCTACGATAGTCAAGTACTAATGAAGCAAGCCATGTATCAAAGAACTTTTTATCATACAAATCTATATTATATAGTTTAAGTATAACAAGAGCATCAAAGCCTATACCGTTATGTGCTACAAGCATATCTGCATTCTTTAATAATTGTAAGCCATCATTAATACTTCCATGATAGCTGCTATTTTCATCGGTATATTTCATTATCATACCGGTATCTATATTTTCTATTACTAGACACCATATCTTAGTTGCGTCTAGTCCGTCTGTTTCTATGTCAAACGTTAGTCTCATCTTGTTCCTTTCTATTCTCACACATTGGACATGTATCTCCTGATTTATCTATTGATATGCGAGAAATTTCTTTATTACATACTTCACACGTATAAGTATCGTAAGGTTTACCTGTTAAAAAGTCTGTATCATCAATCGTCATTTGATTCAGCCTCATCCATTTTAAGTAAAGTTTTGACATCAGCATAAAATCCATTGTATTTAGAAGTTTTCAAGTTGTTTATTAAATCCCAGTACTCTAAGGCCCCTAAGATGCTGACTTGAACTGTGTCACCGTCAACTAACAAACGATCTTCACCATTATGACTAGGTCTATATTTCCATTCACAGAATAAGAAATGTTCTGTAATATCACGTTGTCTTAGTAAGTATATAAGTTTCTGACATGTTAAGTTGTACCATTTCTTTACAAACTTTACATCTACATTACCATATACAGGACATACACCATCGATTTCCCATCGATCTGAGTCATCCCATTTACCTTCATGTATCATCCACCATTCAAAGATTTCACATTCAATATCCATCTTTAATTTATCTAGTGTTCTACCACGAGGATTATACTTCTCAGCACGAGCATCACGTTGATCTATAAATTCCTGTAGTACAGGTATTGTTATCCAGTTACCAATGCCTTTAACTTGGTCCATTGCATGTCTTGTCATGTTGATTCCTTTCTATAAACTTCTTCTAGTATTCCTGTAGTGTGCGTATGGTCAGGTCCGTTCCAACCTTCAGGTTTAATAAGATCAGGTAGACCGAGAGGATTGGGCCTCGAAGGTTTAACACCAACTTCTTTCTCCATGTTCGCTTCCATAACGGTAGACCAAGCACCATGGGCGTCGCAGCCGAATGCATCCAACGTTCCAATGGCGATAACACATAGATCAATAAGACCATCAACGATTTCTTTAGCATCGCCTTCTGTAATTGCTTTTTCTGTTTCATTTAATTCTTCTTTCAAAAAGTTTAATCTAAAGTCCATGAACTTTTTAAGAGTATCATAGTCTTTATCAGTTAGTTTATTGTTAATCCAGTCATGCACACCAAACTTATCGTGAAACGAGTCTATGGTATTATGCCATTGGTCTTCAGGGTATATTACGTAAGGCATTATAATTCTCCTAAATCTAATGCTAATTGTTTGTTATCTTTTTCTATATAATTAAAGTGTCTTTCATATACATGTAGTGAACCTATCTGCATAGTCACATCACCTATCTTTAAGTTTTTCATAGGCGTTGATAGCTCAGGATATTCTAGTATACACTTACTTGTTAACTTTAAATGCATTGAGAACAGTACGTGCTTAAACCATGCTATGTCGTTATTATAGCCGAATACAGCATCTTGTGATCTCATTTGTACTACACTATGCAGCTTGTTATCTTTAATAAAGAACTGTTGTGCGTTAGTACATGTGAAGTCTTTACCTGCTATATCATGCATCTCAGGTGTAGTATATATCATAACACTTTGTCTAGTGTATGGATCTTTTAGTAAAGCTCTATATGCTTTGTGAAACTGTTTATGACGTTCTCCACTGAATATACACCAGCCGTAATTAGAGTTAACTTCGTTGTTTATGTCCTTGACATCGTTCCATATTTTTACAGGTTTACCATACAACTCGAACAGTCTATCGACTTTTCTATCTTGTGATAAGTACCATGCGATCTCAGCTTGTATATATTCTTTATTTGGTGTACCATATATGTAATCTTCATCTGCTTTAAATGATACGCCTTGCAGTTCTACTGTACCGTTTCTTGTCTTGTTTAGTTTATATTCATCTCGGAATAATTTCCTGATGTCTTTAACTACAAGCATTAGTTATCCTTTTCCATTTTAACGTTTTCTATATGTGCTGCAAACATTGCACAGTATACTGCCATGTCTACAAGTGTATCTTCTAAGGCTTCGAAGTTTGTTTCTTGATCGCCTTCAACTATATTTCTCATACGTAAATACTTTGTATGTATCATATGAACATAAGATTTATCTCCGAACGGAAAGTAATCTTCTTCTGACCACATGCCACCTTGATAATCTTTACTCTTTCTTTCTTTAAGTTCAGCAGCTTCTTTGAGAATCTGCACGGCAGTTACTTTAGCCATTGGTTTATCCTTTCTTTTATTGTTATAGAAAACGCTCTCGGGCGTTTTTGACTTAGTACCTGATAAGTAATTAGGAACTGAGTCGTCTTTAATACCTAATCTTTCTTGACATTCTTTTATAATCTTTAAGTAGTCAGTCATTTAAATCCCTTCTACGAGTTGTTGGTTGTTAAAATTTTAAATGTCTCCTAAAAGACAATTAACTTGGAGGTTTACATGGGTTACGAGAACTGTGGCAAGCACCCTAATTCTCTCAAGCAGCTCAAGCCCTATATGGACTCTGAGAAAGCTCGTGAGATGCAGGCGAAAGGTGCAGAAGCACGAAGACAGAACAGGCAACTTAGGGAGTCTATGAAATTATCTGCGTCTGAATTTAGAAAAATCAGAGATGAGATAATTACAGAGATGCCCACAGCTGTAGAGATACTGAAGGTGCAGCTAGTTAAAGCTATGCAGCTTGAAGATCAAGATACTATTGAGCGTTTAGCTATAGCCTTAGCAGAATATGAGCAGCCAAAGCTGCAAAGAATAGATCAGACAACAAAGAACTTAGATACTTCTGAGTTATCTGAAGACGAACTTGACCGCAAAATACGCGAATTAACGGATGGGGGTTAGAGTTGCAGGTTATATAAGAATGTCTTTACAAAATAACGCCGCTAAGAGTACTTTTCGTATTCTTAGCGGCTTATTTTATTTTTCTTTATCAACAGCAAAGCTTATCTGTATTATATCATAATCACTTGCAGTTACTTTTTCTTCTGTAATAATCCACTCTACTGATGGACATGATTGAAGCCAAGTAAAGAACTCAGTTTTTAACATGATATACTACGGAATTGACCAGTAGACATATCTCGCATTACTTTTAAGTAACCGCGATTATTACTGATAGTGCCTTTATCGTCATAACGATCAGTAGTTCTTATAAATCGTAAGTCTTGGGAACCGATTGGCCATACAAGCTCTTCGGGATAAGTTACTTTATTATGTGGTATTTTCATGCTTGGCATTTAGTATCCTTTCATTATGATGATGACATTGGTACGACGTTGTTTAATTTATAATTACTAAATTCATAAGCACTCCACTTTTTGAAGGACTTTATAAACTTTTTATGTTCTTCGATATCTCGAAGAGCTTCTTTGTATTGCTTAGTTAATAAGTGTATTTCATCTTCTGATTCGACTTCAACTATATCATTAATCATATTATCTATTTCATTTAAATATGGAATAACTTGATTTTGCAATAGTGATCTTGCATCGTCAGCTGTATCCATGTCGACTGCACATTCTTCGTCTTCGAAAAGTACAGCTAATTCAGAAATACAAGTTTTCATAGCATTGACATGTCTTCTTGTAGATATCATATGAGCTTGAAATCTTACTGCACATTCTGTTAGATATTCTTTGTCATTTAAAGTTATAGATGCCATTAGTGAGCTCCTTTCGTATAGCCGTTATTTAGCAAGTTTCTACGTTCTATTGCTTCACGTCTGTCTTCGCGTTCTATATCGCTACGCTGATTTTTCATAAATATATATAAGTTTTCTGCGATTTTTGTTTCAGTATAATTTTGTTTGACTAACCATCGTAGATAATTTAAATGTTCTTTAATACTTTGTATCATTTTAATATCATTAGATACCTTCGTACATGTAATAGGATCGTTGTGTAGTTGTAAAGTCATATATTCACCTCAAATAATAATTGATTGCTCGAACTATAAATAAAGCTGGTAGGAAATAGCCGAGAAAAATCATAAATTCTGTTAACATAGAACGTTTACCTTTCGCTACTTTTAGCCGTTACTATTCTAAAAGTGTTTAGTTATAACTATTGTGAAAACGCTTTTGGGCGTTTTACGCAGTGCCTCCGTATGAAAGATTATCACCTAAGATATCTTTTAAGTCGTCGACATAATCATCGTCATTTATAGTTTTTTGATTTTTTAATGCGAATGATATGCTATCTGCGATTTTATATTCTTCTGTATGTAATACGTTTATTGCAGTATGTATGTGACCTGTGTCATGATCTTCTATTTGATCTTCAAGATCACGTATCAGTTCTTGTATAAAGTATAGTTTATCTAGTAAACTTAGACGTTTTTTACGAGTTGTTGGTTGTTTCATGTTACACCTCTGGTTCAAAAGCTATTTCATATTTATTAGGATCTTCGATATATGCTAGATCGTAGTCATGTATGCCGCGAAGTTTAACAAGTGATGTGATTAGATTTAAAGACGATAGTATATCTATAACTGTTTGAATACAATCAGTGTGAAGTGTTACTATACGTCTTGATTCTGTTATAATAATTTTAACATTAACCATGATACCTGCAGCAATAAGGTCTATACATTCTTGATCTGTTAATTCAATATCGATAGTAATCTCATGCGTTACATCATCTTGCATGCTGCCAACAACCTATATCTACCATATTATCGAAGCGATTAGGAGACGCATTACCGTGAGTTACATAGCAGTTGTATAGATCTTTGTACATTCTATCTTTAGTACCTTGACATTCTACGTCATCGAGGTAGTAAGTATAGATACCACTATCTTTGAGTATAGCTTGATTTATACGCTTGTAGTCACGTATATCTCTTTCGTATGTAGATACTAAACGTTGTTGATGAGCTGTTAAGCCTGTCATTATTTCTTCGTTAAGCTTATCAGAATTATGCCTATCATTGCTAACGTACACATCAAAGCGCTCTGCGTATCCATGCTGAAGACAAGTTCTTGCATTTCCATGTAATAATTTCCCTTTGTTATCTACACGTTTACCACGTGCCATTAAGAGAACTCTTTGTAATTGATATCCATCGATTACTTTACGATTATATTTTCTACAGCTGATACGTATATCTTTGTTACGACTTGCAACCATACGTTTTAGTTTAGCTAATGCAGGATCTGATTTACTTTTTATTGTAAATTTGTAATCGCTTGAAGTTCTTTTATCTGTGAAGTCTAATGTAGCCATGATTTACCTTTCTTATTAAAGACGCCTACACGAATGTAGACGCCTGTAAGTTTATATGAATGCTGATGCAACTATGAGAAATAGCTGCACTTTAAGGTAAAGAGCAATCACTAGAATGCAATCTCAGACTGTGATACTTCTTCAGAAGGACCATGAATATCTGTGATTGGTTCGAAGTCTGCAGAACCTGTATATTCTTTGAAGTCTGTGATTTGTACAGCAGTAAGAGAACTTGCAATACCTTCGCGACCTGCAGTTTTGTAATACATTTGATATACAATTACATTACCTGTTGATTCATTACCAAGCGAAGAAGCATCTACTGGTTTAGCATCTGCGCCTACAACTTTTGGTGCACCATTGTCAGAGCCATCGGCTTTGAGAGCTTTACGCTTTAGTGATACACTATATTTACCGTCTTTTTCTTTGACAGTGAAGTGATTATTAGACCACTCGTCTGCGACTGCTTTGTCTTTTGTAGCAATTTGCAGCTCGTACTGTGGTTGACCAAACGGTGAGACAGGCTTTGTTAGCTTAGCCCAGTTTAGTTCTACGTTATTTATTCTATAATTTCTTGGTTCAAACTTATTCATTAGGAATTACCTTTCAGTTGTTTTTAGATTTAAAAGCAGTTTAATGGACATACTCAGGTCCGTTTATTATAGATCCCAACAATGATCGAAGTGATCTATAACAAAGTCTTCTACTGTGCCGTGCTCAGAACCTTTGAGAAGCCATTCGACATCTTCAGGATCTAAACCTTTTTCACGACCTAAGTTATATACTGCGTCACATGCATTTTCAACGGTTTGTTCACGTATGGATTCCATATCTGATACAGCATTGTCCCAGCTTTCTTGAACTATGTTAGTGACTTCATCTTGCATTTCATTATATAATCTTTTCATCATAGCCATTGTGTAACCTTTCTAATGTAATGTGACTAATTTCTTTTTAACGATTTTATTACTTAGTTCTTCTAGTTTATTACGTAATAACGTATTGGCTGTAATATAGAACGATAAACCTTCTATATGTTCTTCGATATCTTGAAGAATTAAACCACGATTATTTAACTCAGCAACAGAACTAATAGAATCAAGACTGTCTATATCTTCTTGAGCTTTGTCTGCAAGACTGAGTAAACCTTGTATTACTATTTTTAACTCTGTATCCATGTTACCTCATTTAAGTTAGTTTATTTAGTTGTTTAAAAAATGCTTTCGGGCATTTTTGTTGTAGGTTTTAGTTGGTGGAAGGAGATGTAGGAATGAGATGTAGGTTTAATTTAATCTCATAACATTATTTATCTATGTATCGACATATGATCTATGCTATTAACTTACAAATCTAGATGATTTTCTTCTAATCTTTCCATGCTTTCCATATATCTTTTTGCTTCATCGTATGTCATATATTCTGTACATCTTTCCCATGATTCTACACATTTCTGTATACCATCGTCGTATTCATATATGACTTCGCATATTTTACCAATGTACCAGCCTGCTGCTGATTCCATGACTAATGGTTCACTGACATAAGTATTGCTGTCTTTTACAAACCATTTTACATCATTTATCTTTTTATCTATACGCATTATACAAAATCCTTTGCTAAGCCTAGAGTAGTACCACTATTACTAAGCATATTATTTTTACCGAAAGAGCGTGATACACTTATACGATCGGCATATTTATTATTCCACACAGCTTGCTTTGCATTCGGAAGCGGATTACTTACATTATTTTCGTAAGCATTTGCTTTGAACATTACTGCATAGGTTTCTTCTGTTAGATTACGTAGACTGAATCCTTTAGTATACGGATTAACTATACGTTTATATACACATGTACATGTATCTTCTGGTGCACGATCTTCTAACACTACAAATGGTTTTAAACAGTGATGACATTTAACATCTCTAAGTGGTACTGATGTACCTTTCTGTGATGCTATGTCGTAATAGAACTTAGCTAAGTCTGTTCTATTATCTACATCAACTTCGTAGTCTATTATATCATAGGCTTTATCTTTACCCATTAATACTTGATCCATGTGATCTACGATATTTTCGATTGCTTTTAATACTTTAGTCATTGTAAACTCCTTCCATGAGTTTTAAGTTATAGTAATTAAAAAATACGTTTGAGTATTTTTGGTTTAGGTGTGGTTATAGTACCACTAGAAGTTAGCACTGATGCAGGTTTTCACGGATTCTTCGTGATCTACTTCATGTTAACTACTCTGAGAACCACAAAGTACTACTTGCGGGTCCGACTTGACGGATCTACTTGCAGGATTCAGCTGCAGGATTCAGCTGCAGG